TAGTAAAGCTACAAGCTATCGCTGCAAAAATGTCATTTAAAGCAACCTGGATGGCTAATGTTGATAAAACTGACAGGGCAAAGAAAAATATTTATTTTACAGCAGCAGAATCAATAAATAATTTAGTATCCGCATTGAAGTATATAATACGGTAAATGGTATAATAAAATAAAGGATAACAATGTCTAAAAATTTATTAAAAGAAGTAATGATTAAAGATAATAAAAAGAAGAAAAGCAAAGAAGATTCTAGTTTTGTTGATGGTTTGGTAGATGCTATTAATTCTGGATATTTAACTAAAACTAAACCTAAATTTACTAAGAAAAATAATTTTTCTGCTTCTAATCTAACATATGGGGCTGGTGAATGTCCAAGATATTGGTATCTAGCATTTGATGGTCAAATCTTTTACGATAATGCAGATGCCTTTGGTGTGGCAAATAGAACACAGGGAAGCTTAGGTCATGGAAGAATACAGGAAGCGATAGAAGCTTCTGGACTACTTGATGATCAGATGGAGTTTGATCCGCTTCCAAGAAAATATAATAAACAAACTCATCCTGCTATGGAATTTAGAGTTAAGATAGATGATCCACCATTTGATGGTTATGGTGATGTAATGCTTAAATATAAAGGCGAAAGACTTGTCGGAGAAATAAAAACCATCTCTAATGAAGCATTTGAATATAAAAAAGCAAGCAAAAAATCAAAAATGGCACATCTTATGCAGTTGCTTATTTATATGAAAGTATGGAAGGTGGGCAAGGGTGTTATGATTTATGAAAATAAAAACAATCATGAATTATTAACTTTGCCAGTAGTTGTAAATGATAATTATCGCAACTGGATAGATAAAACTTTTGATTGGATGAGAGTTGTTTATAAGTCTTGGCAAGATAAACAATTGCCACAAAAACCATACAGATCCAACTCAAAAATTTGTAAAGTTTGTCCAATACAAAAGGCTTGTGCAGAAGCAGAAGTCGGCACTATTAAAATCAAACCATTAGAGCTTTTAAAAGATGAAGAGGATTAACTAATGTGAAAACGTGTGAGCGCTGTGATAAAGAGTTTAAACCTAAAGTAAGTTATCAAATTTACTGCAGCGAGTCATGCCGAGATGAAGCAACAAAAATAAAAATTGCCGAAAGATATCAGATTACACGTAGACAAAAACGAAAAAATAAAAAAAGACTTTGTCTCGGTGGCTGTGGTCAACTTTTATCAATGTATAATGATTCAGGGTTTTGTTCTAATTGCAATGTACATAAAAAATCAGTAGATAAAATGTTAAAACAAATTAGAGGATATTTTGATTATGAACAAGATTGAGCAATTTTATAATATATGTGCTATTGATGCTAGTACAAACAGTCTTGCATTTTGTATTTATTCACATAAAAAAATAACAGAATATGGAAAAATAAATTTTACAGGATTTAATATATATGAAAAAATACAAGATGCCACTGCAAAAACAAAAGCTTTGTTTAATCATTATAACTATATAGATGCTATCGTTATTGAGCATACAGTTTTTATGAATTCCCCAAAAACTGCAGCAGATCTTGCACTAGTACAAGGTGGGATTATAGGCGGAGCAGGATTGGCTGGAATTAAAATGATAGGTAGAGTTTCGCCTATAACATGGCAAAGTTATCTTGGAAACAAAAAATTGTCCAAAGAGGAACAGTTACAAATAAGAAATATTAATCCTGGAAAATCTATGTCTTGGTATAAGGCTTATGAACGTGAGTTTAGAAAAAAAAGAACTATAAAACTATTAGAAATAGCATATGAGAAAAAAATACAAGACTATGATGTTGCTGATGCTGCTGGTATTGGACATTGGGCAGTAAACAATTGGGATAAAGCTATAAAATTTGACAAGGATATTTTATGAGTGCTAAACTATATACAAGCGAGGCTTGGCTCCGTAAAAGATTTATTATGGATAAAAAGTCTCCACAGGATATCGCTAAGGAGTGCGGAACTAGTATTGAAACTATTTATGTATATCTTGCTAAGTTTGGACTAAGAAAGTCAAAAAGATGAAACCGGAACCAGTTTATTCAGATAAATTTATTTGTGATGAGTTGTTTTTACATGCCGTAGCTGCTCCTTCTGGTAGTGCAATTTGGAATACATGTCATGCAATAGCGCAAATGCTAATTGATAAAAATATTGCGTATGGAGATTCTGCTCTTAGCCCAGTTCGTATTTTTAGCAAAGCAGATCCAAGAGAACAATTACATGTTCGCATTGATGATAAGTTAAGCAGATTAATGAAGGGTCAGGATTATCCAGGAGATAATGATATAGATGATCTTATAGGATATTTAGTTTTGTTAAAAATTGCAAAGGAAAAAAATGTCAACTGAAACAGAATTAGTTCAACATCTTGATGAAGTTAATAAGGTGGTTACAGAATATCTTAAAGGTCAAGATCCAACAAAAATTTCTAAAGATCTTGATATGCCAAGAACTCGTGTAGTCGCTTTAATTAATGAGTGGAAAGTTATGGCATCTGCAAATGATGCTATTCGTGCTCGTGCAAAAGAAGCTTTAGCTGGAGCTGATACACACTATAGTAAATTAATTACAAAAGCTTATGAGGTTATAGATGAGGCATCTTTAAATAATAATCTCGGTGCTAAAACACAAGCAATTAAATTAGTTATGGATATTGAAAAATCTAGAATTGAAATGTTGCAAAAGGCTGGTCTGTTAGAAAATAAAGAACTTGCAGAAGAGATGATAGAAATTGAAAAAAGACAAGAAGTTTTGGTTGAAATTCTTAGAGATATTGCTTCAACCCATCCAGAAGTACGTGATTTAATTATGCAAAGGCTATCTAAAATTGCTAAAGAGGGTGAGGTGATTACAATTGTCCATGATGTTCAATGATTTTTTAGAAGTATTAAAAGAAAATCATTTTGAAACAAAACCAGTAGATGTAAAAACATTTGTAGAATCAAGTGAGTATTTAGGTCAACCACCACTATCTTCAATTCAATATGACATTGTTGAAGCAATGAGTCAGATTTATAAAAAAGAAGATTTGCAAGAAATGTATGGATCAATAGAGGGTAGCAAGTATTATGATAAATATACTAAAAATGAAATTATTTTACAACTAGGCAAGGGTAGCGGAAAAGATCATACTTCTACAGTAGCATGTGCATATATAGTATATAAACTATTGTGCCTAAAAGATCCTGCAAAATATTTTGGTAAGCCACCTGGAGATGCTATTGACATTATTAACGTCGCTATTAATGCACAACAAGCTAAAAATGTTTTCTTTAAAGGTTTTAAAACCAAGATTGAAAAATCTCCTTGGTTTGCAGGAAAGTATGATCCAAAAGTAGACAGTATAAGTTTTGATAAATCTATTACTGTTTATTCTGGACATTCAGAACGTGAATCACATGAAGGTTTAAACTTACTTATGGCGGTACTTGATGAAATATCTGGTTTTGCTACTGAGGTTGGCACAGGAAATGAACAAGGTAAAACTGCAGACAATATATATAAAGCATTTCGTGGTACTGTAGATTCTCGTTTTCCTGATCTTGGAAAAGTTGTACTTCTTTCATTTCCTAGATATGCTGGTGATTTTATTTCTAAGCGGTATGAAGAAGTAATTATGGAAAAAGATGTTATAGAAAAACGACATAAGTTTATTATTAATCCAGACTTACCAGAGAGTCCAGATAATGAATTTGAAATTGTTTGGGAAGAAGAATATATAACTTCATATAAATATCCGAGAGTGTTTGCATTAAAAAGACCTACATGGGAGGTTAATCCTACTCGTAAAATAGAAGATTTTAAAATTGCTTTTTTAACAGATCTTGGTGATGCAATGATGAGATTTGTTTGTATTCCTAGTTTTGCTTCTGATGCATTTTTTAAACAAAGAGATAAATTAGAAAAATGTATGACGCTTAGAAACCCTATTGATACTTTCAGAAGATTTGAAGCATCTTTTAAGCCAGACCCTGATAAAATTTATTATATACATGCTGACTTGGCTCAAAAACATGATAAGTGTGCGGTGGCCATAGCACATGTTGATAAATGGGTAAACGTACAGGTAATAAAAGATTACGAACAGGTAGCGCCAATTGTAATTGTAGATGCAGTTGCATGGTGGGAACCAAAGGTTGAAGGCCCTGTAAATTTATCTGAAGTAAAACAATGGATAATAAATCTTCGCAGAGAAGGTTTTAATATTGGTATGGTTACATTTGATCGCTGGCAGTCTTTTGATATTCAACAAGAGCTAAAAGCAGTAGGAATGAGAACTGATACTGTTTCTGTTGCTAAAAAACATTATGAAGATTTAGCAATGATGATATATGAAGAAAGAATTGCAATGCCAATGATTCCTTTGCTTCTTGAGGAAATGAGTGAACTTAAAATAATGAATAATAATAAAGTTGACCATCCTCGTAAAAAATCAAAGGACTTGGCAGATGCCGTTTGTGGGGCGGTATTTGGAGCAATATCCCATACAAGCAGGGATCTCAACATAGAAGTTGATGTTCATACTTGGAGTTCTGCCACCCGACTTGCAGAAAAACAAAGGGCTATGGTAGAATTAGAGACTAAAGAAGTTCCTGACGATGTTAGGAATTTTTTAGATCAATATAAACTAATATAAATAAACAAGGAGAAAAATGAATTCATTAAAGAAAGTTGCTTTAGTTATGGCTGCAGCCGTAGCAAGCACATTTTTGGTTGCAATTCCTCAAGCCTCTGCAGCAGTAAGTGGTGGATATGAACTATCTGCTTCGTTGTCTGCAGGTGCTCGTGGTGTAACCGTACTATCATCAGATGCTGATAAGGCTGAGGCTGCTGTTAATGCAACTATTGCACTAACAACATCTGATACTCTTGCTTCAACAGCAGGTGATTATGTTTCGCTAGAAATTGCTGGTCCTGCTATTTTTGGTGCTTATACAGCAGCAGGTAGTGACGCAGCATCACTAGCACTTACCGATCTAGGTAAGATTTTTACATTTACCGCAGCAACTTCAACTGCTGTAAATTTGCCTTCACCAGTATTGGTTAACGTTACTGGAGCAGGTACAGTTACAATTACACAAAAGAAAAAGGTTGGATCAACCATTTCTGTAATTGATATCAAAACAATTTATGCAGGTACAACTACTAAGACAAATGTATTTTCTGTAGCAGACTCATTAGGTCGTGTTCAAGATACATCTTCTGCAGGTACATTAACATCTTCTGCTGATGTTGCTAATTCAACAACAGTAGTAAATGAAGGAACTGCCTATGTAAATGTTTTGGCACGAGATGGTTGGGCACAAACAATGGCTACAAGCGGAGTATTGCAGGCAACTGCAACAAACGGTGCAATTGTAGCATTTGATGCTGCTCCATCTACAGAAGTTTCATTTGCTGCTAAGACAGGTACTGGTGGAGTATTGCATATCAAGCAGGGTACTGCTAATGCAAACAAGCCAGTAACTACAACAATTACAGTTTCATTTAACGGAGTTAACTTCGTAAATAAGACAATTACATTTACAGGTCGTGCAGAGTCTATCGTAGTCTCTGGTGTTGATATTGCACAATCTGGCGGAGCACGTACAGGAACCTATGACTTTGTAGTTAAGGATTCTGCTGGAAATCAATTGGCTGGAATTACTCCAACTGCTGATACCACAAAGTATACTTCTCAAGTTACTGCTGTTTCTGTAGGTGGTGCTTCATCAGCAACTGCAGTACAGACTGGTGGATGGACATGTGCTTCAACTTCAGGATCAGCAACAGTTCGTATTGCACATACTCGTGCAGATGCTACAACAATCTATTCAAATGATTTCGTAGCAGCCTGCGCTGGTGGTGTAAATAAATACACTGCAGTTCTTGATAAGAAGGACTATAAGCCAGGTGAAATTGCAACACTAACAATCTCAGCAACAGATGCAAATGGTGCTAAGGTTCACGGTGCAGCAACTCTTGGTGCTGGCGTAGCAGTATCTGGTGGTCAACTTACACCTATTACTGCTCCAACATCTGCAGACGTATTTGATGTTGCAGGTACACGAACAATTAAGTTCACAGTTGGAAATACAACTGGTTCATTTAACTTAATTGTTGATCTTCCTGCATATGTTGCTACTGATTCTGCAAAGACAGTTGCATATACAATTGCTGATGGTGCAGTATCTAATGCTGAAGTTCTAAAAGCAATCGTTGCTCTTATTGCACAAATTAATAAACAAATTGCTAAAATGCAAAAGCTTATTACTAAAAGCAAAAAGAAGTAAAAGTAGTAAATAAACTAGAGAGCCAATTAATTTTGGCTCTCTTTTTTATATAAAATGATATAATTATCTTGTTAGTGATGTGGGCTAACAGGAGAATAAAATTAAACAAATACTAATCAGACTGGGATTAGTGGGGCTTTTATCGTCAATATTTTTAACATTTATACCGTCGCCTTCATACGCAACAGATTTAGAACAAGCAGTGGTGGTAGCCCTAGGGACTGCCAATACTGAAGTAACACAGTCAGAAACAGCATCAGCAGCAGTTGCCCCACTTGTTACTATAGCAACACAAGAAGCTAATCAAGCAATACAAGCAGCCAGTTCATTATCAAATCAAGTTACAAATGCAACTTCGGCGGTAGGTGAAGTAGATGCTGCAATTATTACTGTAACCAACGCAACTGGTATAGATCAGAGTTCTTTAACAATCATAGAAGCAAAAGATACAGTAGTTGATGCTCAAACTGCTATTAATGCTATTTCTACCATTATTGCCCAATCAGAACTTGCTGAAGCAACAACTGCAAGAACAAATGTTACTACAGCGATGACCACAGCAGCCACACAGTTCTCAGAGGCAAATCAATCAATATCTAATGCTCAAGATGCTATTAATAATTTACAAGCAACAATTGCAACTGTAAGAGATGTGCTTCAAGGGGTAGACGATGCTGGTATTCAAATGATTCTTCCATTTAGTATGCAAATGGGAAATACAATATATAATGCTATTTATGTAGGATCAAATGCTACTTTAACATTTGGTGTAAATGAAGGAGCAAATTTTTATTCTACTCCAAATGCTCCATCAGTTTCAGTAGGTGGTTTAGACTGGACAACTTGGAGTTATGGAACTGGTATTACTTATGCTACAACTGCTGGAACTTTAGATATCGCATGGGATGTTCGTGTATTTCCAACAACAGATGCATCAATCCAACTAACACAATTAAGGTTTAATGCAGACATAAATCCTAATACTGGGGCATGGACTGCAACTGTATCTGGTATAGGTCCTCATGTTGATAATGCTAGATGGAACTACCGTGAATCAACTGGTGGTACCGTAATATCAATAATAGATACTGATACAGACGGAGCTAATGAATTTCAAGGTTCTTTGAGTCAAGGAAACTATACAGCTCCTACTAATTTACCAGATAACTCTGGAATACAGGCAGTTGTTGACTCAGCAAATGCCCAGCTTGCTGCCCTTAATCAAAGAATATCAGCGGTAGTGGTAATTAATTCACAAAATCAACAATTAGTAAATGCAATACCATCTACCACATCTGTTCAAACAACTATTAATAATACTAATACATCAAAAACAAATCTTCAGTCATCATTAAATCAAAAGTCAACTACTTTAACAAATAGAATTAATCAATATATTCCTACGCCTGCACCTATACTATCTGCTCCCATTGTTAGCGGTAGCACTGTAACATTGTCAGCATCACTGCCACAGGGATACACAGCAAATACTTGGTTTTATCAAGTAATAGCAGATGATCCAAATGCAGAAAATCCTTATGCTGGTGGAACATATAATACAGATGGTGCGCCAGAATCTATTCAACTAACTGGTTTGACAGAAGG